TCAAGCGTGGTTACCCCACGTGCCGGTTCGAGTCCGGCCTTCGGCACCATACGTACCTGAACACTCTAGTTTTAACTGGAGTGTTATTTTTTTTGCGTCGATTGTAATTTTATTCACCAAATCATCAAATAGCATTCTTAAGCTTTCATTGGTGATGTTTTTAAAAAGCATCTTTCGACAAACTTTTAAAACTTTTTCGATGTGAGCTGGATTTATAGTTGCAATAGAGTTTGCGCCGGCACATTTTGCTAATTTTTCTTTTATTTGCGAAAGTTCTTGTTTGACTGCAGCCAGTCGTTCGAGATCATATTCATCGGCCGTTCCTTGCTCTATTACAGTGTAAAGGTTATTAAGCTTTCGCTCGGCTATCGCTTTTTGTTCTGAAAGAGAACTTGCTTCATCGGCATATTCATTGGCGACTGCCTGGTATTCCATTTCGATAGTATCTTTGAGTTTTTTTAAGCTGTTCTCAGACAAAAGTTCTTGTTCTATGGTCAGTAATACAAGTTCTTCCAAATCATCACGTGGGACTACTTTATTTTGGCAAGCACTGGTGCCTAGGCGATCACGGCCTGAACAAGTATAGTAAACATATTTTTTCCCGTTTGAGCTTGCTCGATGACCATTCATAGCAGCTCCGCAGATTCCGCAGAATACTTTGCCTGTTAAAAGGTATGTTTCTTTGGATTTATAAGCAGCACTTCGGTAACGGTTTTGATTCATTTTTTCCTGCACCTTTCTAAAATCTTCTTTGCTAATTATAGCAGGGATTGCATCTTCGACAATAATAGTATTTTCACTGATTTTGTGGCTGTTTCTTTTTCCAGAAGGGTCTTTATTTACTTTATTGAAAGTGTATGTTCCACAGTATTTGGGGTTGCGTAAGATATCATAAAGGCTATTTTTACCGAATTTACGCCCTTCACGGGTCTTGTATCCCAATGAATTAAGTTGACTTATGATATAATGATAACCTTTGCCTTTGAGGTATAAATCAAAAATGATCCTGATAGCACCAGCTTCATAATCGTTTATTACATATTTATTCTCTTGGTTGATTTCAAAACCTAAAGGAGGCCGTCCGCCATTGAATAAGGCTTTTAGAGCATTCTCTTTAAGCCCTTTTTTTGTTTCTTCGGCGAGATTGCGGGAATAATTTGCAGCTACAGCAACAAGTATACCTTCAACCATTTGGCCAGCTGGAGATGTGTCAATGTTTTGTGCAGCGTATTCGTATTTGATCCCGGAAGATATGAGTTGATTTTTCGTTAAATAATAATCGAGCTCGTTACGGGAATTACGATCTATTTTGTGAAAAACGACAACATCAAAAAGATTCTTTTGAGAATCAGAAAGCATTTTTTTGTACTGCTCTCTTTTGGCAATACTTTTACCGCTCTTGGCTTCATCGGCATAGATTTTTGTGACTAGGTATCCTTTACGTTGGCAATATTCACGACAGGCCCGTACCTGGGCATCGATACTTTCCTCGCGTTGATGATCGCTTGAATAACGTGCATAAATTACAGCTCTTTCCATGGTAAGTCTCCTTATTTTTTGTTAATTTATTTGACAGAAATAGTAAAAAAGGGCAAAAAATTTGACCTTGTATCCCTTGAAAATAGGTAGGGGATAGCAAGGCCATTTACGTTATGATATAATAATAACGTAATGGGCCTTAACTTGTGAGGTTGGCAAATTACACGACCGTTCGGCGTTGGCGCGCCGGCGGTCATTTTTTATTTAGTCTTTCATTCCATTGGTTATCCATTCATAAAATTCAGGATGAATGACTCTGGTTGAGTAATAAGTTTCTAAATGCAAAGAAGAATGTTTATTAAACCAGCTGCGGACGTTTTCATCAGGAAGTCTTTTGGCTAGAATCTCAATGATGTTATTATAACTTAAATCTGAGTAACAAATTGGTTCTAATATCTCTTTATTAGCGATTGAAGATAATTTTGCTGCTTTGGTGACAGCTTTGCCAATCCAGACTAAATTATTTATCGCGGTAGTTTTTCTTCCTGCTTTGACCACTAGTTCTTGGTCAGATGCCATACCGATTCCTACTTTTATTTGGGGGTAATTTTTTGTAGCTAATAATGCATTTAGCATATATAAATATGTATTTATGGTAAATGTTTTTTGGTAGCAAGAGTATATATTTAATTGGAAAGGCGTGGTATATATGGCATATACACAGTCACCGCGGATTCCTATTTCTCGTAAATTTTCATCTTTTCTTAAAATCTCAATAATTTCAGAGGTGAAACTACGTATAATTTTAGAAACTTTTTCTTTGTCGCCTTCACTAAACAGTTTTGTTGAATTTCGTATATCTACAAATATTGCAGTAACCCAACCGTAATATGCATTGTCAAAAGTGAATTGTGTTTCTTGGGGGATTGAATTTTGTTCATTTACTGTAAGTTTGTTATTTAATATTTCCAGGATTCTTCTTTTACCTTCTTTGTAATCGTACATTACCATTATTAAAATCCCCTTTAAATTATTTTTTGAGGCAGGATTTTCTTTTTTTATTTAATCTTGCATTCCATTAGTTATCCAATTCTGAAAGGCTATATCAATGATAGAGGCTGAGTAATAAATTTCTGAATCAGAAGAAGAATGTTTTGTAAACCAGCTACGTACGTTTTTGTCAGGGTATTCTTGGTCAAGAAGGTCAATGAAGTTTGTGTAGCTTAAGTATGAGTAACAAATTGTATCTATTGTATTTTTATTAGCTACTGAAGACAGGTTAGAGGCTTTTGTAACAGCATTACCAATCCAAACTAAGTTATTGATTCCAGTACCTTTTCTTCCTGCTTTGACCACTAGTTCTTTGTCAGTAGCCATGCCTATTCCTACGTCTATTTGTGGGTAATTTTTTGTAGCTAATAATTTGTTTAACATTTGCATATAGGTATTTATCATGCTTGTTTTATCCAAACAAGAGTATTCGTGATTTTGAGAGGGCGTGGTATATATTGCATATACACAGTCACCGCGGATTCCTATTTCTCGTAAATTTTCATCTTTTCTTAAAATTTCTATAATTTCAGAAGTAAAACTACGTATAATTTTGGAAACTTTTTCTTTATCGCCTTCACTAAACAGTTTTGTTGAATTCCGTATATCCACAAATATTGCAGTAACCCAACCGTAATATGCGTTTTCAAAAGTGAATTGTGATTCATTGGGAATTAAATCTTGCTCATTAACAGATAGTTTGTTGTTTAATATGTCCTGGATTCTTTTTTTGCCTTCTTTGTAATCATAATCTGACATTCTTTCATCTCCTTTTAATTTATGCCTTAAAGCAAGCTATTAAAGCTAAAAGAATAAAGATAAATACTCCAAGAACCGAGAAAAAAAGCCCCTTTTTATACCTTTTAAATTTTATTTCACATATACAACTATTAAGGTATATCTGTGATAGTAAATCATTTAAAAGGGTATCTTTGTCAACTGAATCAAACCGGGTTTTGAATGCATCAAAATCATTATTGGC